CCTAGTCTCGTGGGCTCGGAGATGTGTATAAGAGACAGAAATACTCAAAACCGGTTCCAAGGTCAACCGGTTCATTCGGATAATTGCCAAAACAATTACCAAGAGGTGCGGGGTATCGAGTGCATAGTCTTCGGGGCGGCATCGTTTGAGCATTTTTCGTTTCCTATGATCGGTGTTGTGAGTCGTCGGAAGACCAGTCTATCGATTCATTTTCCCGTGTCAACAGAAATAAAAATATTTTTTTGGGTCTGGACAGGAAACGTATTTCAGGTATTATTCGGAGGAACTTTGACTTTTCCATTTCACAAGCGGAGACGAAAAGATGCCCCCAAAGAAGAACAAGAAGATGGGACCCCAAGCCGAATTCCGAACGATTGGGATTGATGAGGCCAAAGAATTAGCCGGTTGGGTGGACTGCGAAAAAGGTGAATTGGGTTCTTTCCGATTCGTTGACGGCGCCGGGAACAAGGGTTATTTCAAACTCACCAACAATTTGGAAAACCGGAAATTTCAACTCAGCCGATCCCAAAAGTTGGCCGATACAATGCTCCGGCAGAAGTGGGCGGGGCAAACCCGTTCCGGCTCGGCTACGTGCAACGGTGAGTCGTGGATCTTCAGTGACACCGGCGCCATTATCAGTTGTGCCCATCGTTTGGTCGCCGTGATCTTGGCCGAATACGAACGGCAGCGATTGTTGGCCGCGAACCAAGACGACTTGATTGAAGACTACGGATGCGAGGATCCCATCGCTATTCCAATTTTGCTCGTCACGGGAATTGAGGGAGTAGCGGCCGACACAACTGATCTGGCGGCGAAACGGCAGCTTTCCGATAAGCTGTTCAGACACCATCTGTTCCCGGCTTCCGCATTCCAAAATGAAACCCAAGAGGCTAAGTTGCACCGAGAGGCAGCGACCGCGGGCCAACGAATCTTTGGACGGGTTTCAGGAAAGCGGGTAGTTTCCACACCCGAGTTCGGTGAGGAGGGTTTGATTTTTATTAAAGAAGAACACCCCCGAATCATCGACGCGATTTTGTGTGCCAGCGGGTTGAATGTGGACGGCGCCATTTCGAGGTACATTCCCCTCGGCGTTGCTGCTTCGGCTTTGTACTTGATGGCATACTCCAGCGGCGATCGTAGGAAGATGTCGGACCAAGCATTAGCAAGCCGGGCGCCGAAGCAATGGAAGAAGGCCGTTGAGTTTTGGACTTTGTTTGCCCAAGACACGCATGCCGAA